CGTAAGTACTTACTCTTACCTTGAGGTATACCGTATACACGTTTAGTACCATCTAGGTTTCCTACTGCTTTGCTATTCCAAGCACTTTCTTTTCCATATAACGAACTAAGGCATTTATATTGTTCTATGGACTCTATCTTTAGTTTTGCATATTCTTTGTAAGTAATCATTCTTTTAGGTTCTAATGCTTGAACGGAATCAATCTTTCTTGACTCAAGGCTTAATGCAATTAAGACAATACATACCCCAAATGCTACAAGCGGCGAACTCGCAAGCCATCCCCTCTGGGGGCTTGCGTTCGCACTTTTAGGTGCGTCACACGCTTGAAGCGTACTCGCCTTGTCAAATCGGTTACGCATGGTTTCTCCTATCGTCTCATTATATGAGATGTGATTTATGCCACACTATGTAATTTATATTGAAGTCCAGCCTATGTATGCTGCCTCTGGATGATCTTTGAGCCATTGCTCTCTAAGGGCATTTTGATAAGCCCAATCTATGTCAGTTGATTCTTTATCCATAACCCTCACTCCATTCATGACCGCAATCTTTACATTCATGGAAGTAATCTTTGTTATATTGGGTGGTGCCGGTGTTATACCTTAAGCACTCTGGGCATTGATCTTTTGGCATATCGAGCAGGTTAAACCTTCCATCATCCATGCCCCACATTTTGTGCAGCGTATCGGTTCAACCATTTAACACCTTCATAAAGTCTTGTAGAGGTAGCAACACGACATAATCGCCCGCTTTCTCGCCTTGACCATTACAACGCAGAACCACGAAGGCAAGTTTATCGGATTTACGCTCTTTTATCTGCTTTATCCAGCCTAAAGGGCTGAATTTAGTTACAGCCTTAACCTCTATGTCAAAGGGAGTGCCTAGGATGTCACTCCCCTGACGACCTGCGCCAGTAGATTCTGCGTATGGGTAGTAATGCTTGAGGTAATCAGCCACTACCTTTTGAGTGCGGTAACCCCTATGTTTACGTGACTGGGTTGACATGTGGATAATCAATGTGATTGACGTTATTGCATTGAGGACAAACCTTAACGCCATTCATATCAATCATTCTTGGGTCGTTGCACATTTCACAACACTCAGATAAAGGAACAATATCTAAATGCACCCCATCATCTTTGAACGTGGCTTTTACTCCATGTTCGTCAATTATTTCCATTTCACCCATTTTCATACCCTTCATCGAAGTACCAGATTCCGTTACTCGTTTGTTTTGCCCATTTAGCGTGAGTATCTACGCCTTTTTTGCATACATAACCGTAGTACGGTTTTCCCTTTCCTTTCGATATACCCTGTTTAAGGACATGTCCATGCTCGCAAGGTTCTGGCTCTTTTGGTTTGGCATTGCTTATTGCGTTGACGGCATCACCAATACCCCAAGAGACAGGCTGCGGCTCTGACGGTGCAACTTGTTCTGCTACCGCAGGTGAAGTTGACTGGCGTGACTCAAGTTTCTCCTTGAAGGTTAGCGGCTTTTGTTCCGCTGCAATAACTTTAGCCATCTCGGATTGACTTGGACGCTTTCCTTTTGCTGCGTATCCGGCGTTAGCCAAAGCCCTTCCAATTGCGGACGTTTCCGCATTTTCAAGCGCAGACGTAGAATTAACACCTCTGTCCGAAATGATTTCGTAAGCAAGCCCAGTAGCGTACGGTTGGCTATCAACGCATGTTCTAAAAATCTTGGCAAGAACAATAAAGCGTTTTTCAGTATTCTCCAGCAACTCCGTATGCACCATAAAATCAGGATAGTCAGAAATAAACCTTCCAAGTCTCACCTCCACCGTTTCATAGTCGTTAATATTAAATGCCATCTACTTCACCTTTATATTCTGTGTCATACTCTTTGAGTATTTGATTGTATATTGCGAGGTAGCCAATTCCGTCTTTAACTGAATCGAGATGATTAGGTGACTCTGTGAGACGACTGACTTTAACGAGCAGCATACAGATACTGACCTGCATTGGTGATATGTAATCGCCAAGGTAGGCACTCCATAGTTCAGAGATTCTTTCGTGATTTGTTCTGCTTGAACCATAGACGCTGCCTCTCTGTGACAAGGTAACTCTTACCTCGTCAAATAAATCCTCAGTTCTGTTCATAGTCAAACACCTTATCAACCTCTTTTTCTATATTAATCATGCGTCGGTGCATATCCCAACCTACTGCACGACCACGCCAATAACCTCGATTGTAAATCTCTGTTTGCCATAGACTAACTGCGTAGGCTAGTAAGCCGGTGGCTATCATGAACCACAAAATAGTAACTCCGTTGATTTTCATACTGTCACCCATGAACCGGCGTAATCAGTAGTGATAACCCAATCGGCAGTTGCCTCATCATAGGAAATTGAGTAGTCAAACTTTTGATCTACTAAGTATTGAACAGCAACTAAAGCACTTACGTAGGTATCTACCCAGTAAATGAATTTATGCTTCCAGTTGATTTCCTCATCAAAACGGTTAATCTGTTCAACCCAGCCATCATTACCAGCAAACTCCATCTGGCAAGTTGTTAACCGTTCAAAGTCTTGCGCTCTAACCTTCATCTCATACCTTTCGTTTACACCAAGTCCGTTAACTTGGATACGAGAAGGATGACAGACTTAACCGACACCATCAAGATCGGTGTCGGCGTGTTGTATAACAGTTTTGTTACAAAAGCCCTAATTCATCAAAGGCGTCTATTTGTTCGTCTATATCTCTAGGCTCATAATCTGTCTGCCTACTCATACAATTTACCCTCAAAGATAAATGAATGGTTATCAATAGGTATAGGTATAACCTGCACTTTACGATCTTGCACGTAGGCTACTGCGAAGCCCTGCTGCCAATTGGCGTAGCCCCTTGTATACGCCATACCGCTTGAGGCTAGATCAACGAGATTTCCGACCTCTAATCCCCATACAGTACGCCCTAATTGCCCTCTGGAAGCCTCTGTAAAGGCTGATAACCCTAATCGATGGGTGTGACCACAAACTACGCTCTTGCCCAGCCTCCTAGCCCCATTTAACGCCGTTTGGGATGGTACTTGGCTAAGAGGGAAAGAGTCTCCATGAACTGCCGTCCAGCCGTACGCCCAATCAAGTCCGTAGGGGTGGAATTTAATCTTGAGTTTATCATACCCCATAAAACGTTCATACTGGAGTTCGGGTAGGTTGAGGAAAGATGGCAGTCTTTTCTTGATTGATCGGTAGAGTCTAATTCCATGATTACTTCCTAGTACGTCGGTAACGCCAAGGTATTGAAGTACCTCTTGCGTAAAGTTTCTGTCGTCATCAAGATTTCCAACCATCTCATCTATTGTTCCTGCATTGAATCCACCTAATTGAGGTAGATCGATTTCGTCACCGATTTGAATAGTCCGGTGAGGATTCCATTTCCTTAAAAACTTCCCTACGACCTTGACGCTCTGCTCATCTATAAACGGTGCCTGAAGGTCACTAATAAACGCAATTCTCTTTATACTAATCGTCATCCTCATCAAAGTCGTCAAGAGGATTTTTGATTGGGTCTTTTGGGTCGACTATCCAATCAGGATAAGATGACCTGTCCATTGCAAAAGCAAGTGCAGTTCCCTCATCCATGCCAGCCCTACGGCAAGCATCATAAACCTCTTTAGCAGCGATAGCCCAAAAATCAATCTTTACTAAGATCGGTTCTTTTGTGGTGCGCCGTCGCCTTGCGACTTTCTTTCTTGGTTTCCGTTTGGTAGCCATAATTAAAGTCTACTTCCCACTAATGACAATAAAGAGTTCATCCAGTCTTTTTTCTAGGCGTGTCACTTGGTCTTTTAGACTTTTTCCTCCATTTGGTAAAAGTTCATTTAACCAACCTTTTACTAGCCAGCGAAAGCCAGCGAGCAATCCAATTAATGTCGTGGTAATTCCAGCAGCAAAGCCAGCCCACTCAGGGGCTGTCATTACTCTTTGCTACCGATACCGAAGGCTGAATCGTCTGGATTTAACGCACGTAGAATAGGTGCTACAAAAGCAACTAAAAATGCTTTCCAAATGTCATCAAAGGAACCTGAAGGATTGGTCACGTAGACAGTTGCTAAACAAACAAATGCGCTACGTCCGTACGAATTAATTGCTGCTAATAACTTACTGTTCATTGGTTCCCCCTAGTAGTGGTATTGAAAAAAACTTTGAATTGTTGTCTTGATCTTTACGGAATGAAATATGGATGTGGTGGTTGTGCAAGTTGTATCCTCTGTATCGTCTCCACTTATAGTTCATGATTGGCGAAGCAATCATTCCCAAGTGAATTACATAATGAATACGTCCTTCACGTTTAGCGTAGAGTCGAATTTGATCTGCCAAATATGCTGAAGTTCTTTTGTCGTCAGAAAGGCGAGCGTCCACGTCAATTGCTCTAACAACAAAGTTGGCTTTTGGGTCTGGGATGTGATCGCTTTTACCTCTGCGTTGATGATTATAGTCAGCAACCCATCCATCACTTTTACGCTGGCGATCTGGGTATGAATCATCTATTTGTTCACGTAGTTGAGCCGCAGCCTTTGACAACCAAGGTTTCATTAGGAAACTAGTAAAGCCGCTTCCTCGGCGGTCAAGCCAAGACGTGCCAACAGTTCTGCTTTAGCCTCAGCCCTAGTAGCAGCCTCAGCCTCTTTAGCCTTCTTGTCAGCCTCATACGCTTTAGCGTCTGCTTCTCTTTGAGCGATTTCATCGGCAGTTAACTCCACCTCAGTTTGCTCTCCAGTTTCGCAGTTGATTATTAGTTTAGTTGGCATTGTTTCTCCTTATGAGTTTGATATTCCGTATAGGTAAGCGGTTGAGTATTGGATAAAAGAACCTGAATTTGGTGTCAAAGTAATTTGATTTATTGCGGCGGTGTTTGACCTCAACCCAGCAATTAAAGCAGTTACCGCTTCAGTAGCATTATTTTCATTACAGAATCGGTTGAAAAAGATTTATTATTGCTACCTGCATAATTAGGAATATATAAAGAACCATTTGAAAATGTGTTTGCTGTGTAAGATGAACGCCCATTTAGAATGTTAGCAAAATTAGTTGCCGCTGAGGCTGATGATGCACTAGAGCCATCACCTGTTATGCGAATAGATGAGAAATTAGAAGTTGAACCATTAAAAGATATGTTAGTCCAAGTATCAGTTCCGTCAGGTCTAGTACTAGCAAAGAGCAACAAGTCAGTATAAGTAGATGGTATAGAAGTAAAATCAATATTTGCCGCACCACCACTACCAACAGTAACGCTCGCAATTAGAACGAATGTATTTGCCATTATGCCGCCGCTATTCCGTAGAGGGTAAAGGTTGAGCCTGCCACAAATGTACTTGATGGAACTTCTACAAGGACTGTGCTAATGGCATTTGTGCTACGCCATAAAGCAATCGTCGCCCCTGGATAATCTAAACCACCCCTAAACAATAATGTTTTATATGTTGTGGTATTTGAATAATTGTTAAGATTTATAACAATTGGCATAAAATTGCTTGTGGATTGTAAGGCAATATCTATTACACTTGCGTTAGAATCACGAGAACTGCTTACAGTAGAACCATCACCATATACGTAACGGCGTGAATAATTTGAACCATTATCAGAATTAAATCTCACATACGCAACTGGTGACCCACTTGTTGCTTTTGCGCTACATATCAAAACTAAATCAGTATAACTTCCACTTATAGAACTAAAAGTTACGCTAGCATTTGCACTACCCAGAGTAGTTGTCGCTATCGGTTCATATGTTGCACCAGCAGCCATTGTTATGCTCCCTTAATTCCGTAGAGGGCAAGTGATGAATATTGCTTCAAATTAACCGAAGCGTTGTATATTTTAATACTTGATATTGCATTTGTATTGCGCCACGAACCACTTGAAAAATTTATAAACCCATTAGTATTATCATCTAGCCCACCCAAGCCTCTAACTGTCTTGTATTTGTTGGTGTCTTTATAATCTAAAATATCCCAAATTACCGCACCAGCCACACTTGTTCCACCATACATTGAAATAGCGCCAGTACGGTCAACCGAACCACTTTCCTCAACTGCTGAAGAATTTCTTATCATATGGAAACTATAATTATTGCCTGTATCTGCATTAAACTGCAGAAAATTTGTGTTGCCGCTAGTAGAATCGGGCAATAAAATACCCCTAATTTGTAAATGGGTAAAGGTTGATGG